GTTGGTAAAGACGGCGTGGTAGTTGTTGTAGTTCATGCGGCCTCCTTCTGAGCATAGAAGTTAAAAACGTCTTGCTTAATTTCGTCCCAACGATCTACAACGCGGGCTTGTTGAGCAGCAACGTTCTTGTCGGTGCAGCGAACCTTCTTGCCAATCTCAAAGGTTTTGAAATAGTCGGCAAAGATGGCCGTGGTCACAATGCCGGGCTGGTTTACAAAACCAACGCTGGCGTAGGTGGCCAAGTCACCAACAGAATTTTTTGACGTGGTGATCTCAAGCTGGGCAGTGCGACCGTTCAAAGGGAAAAGCTCTTTGGTCTCAGCCCTCCAGCTTTTGTTGCCCCAACGTTCACGGCGGATAAGTGTTTCCATGGTCAATCTCCAAAAAGTTCTGACATCCGGTCAGATCGGTTGTGCAATCGCACTGCATAGAGCACCCAGCGGGTGCCCTACACGCTACGATCAGGCAGGCATCAAAGCAGCCAGAGCGCGCTGCTTGAGGTCAGCGCCAGCGCCCCACTGAGAAGCCACAAAGCGGTTCTCGTCAGAGCGAGCACGGACGTGGTGGTCAGCGTACTCTGTGAACGCGTTGAGCAAGCCCCAACGTGTACCCATCACGCCGTCCATCTGAGCGCCCATGCCGGCGCCGTTGAACAACGACAGGACTTTCTTGAAGCCAGCAGCTTCGCGAACTTTCTCGCCGTTGCCAAAGACGTTGGCGGTGATCTCGCCGGCCTCTTCTTCGAGCAACTCGATGTTGGCCAACTTGACAACGTTGTGGCGGAAGGCGTCCCAAGCAGCGGTGTTCAGGCCCATGAATTCCTTGACGGATTCTGGATCAAACACAGAGCGGTGAGTAACCTTGATTGTTGACTTCTCAGCCAGCGCCATGGCCAGTGTGTTTTTGCACACAGTGCGCACGGTGGTACGACGTACCTCAGTGGCCAACGATCCGTCAGCGCTTGTGCTGATCAAGATGTAGCCGCCGATCTTGTCTGCTACCGAAGTAGGAGCAGCTTCGCCGATCTTGGCTGTTGCCCAGAAGCGCTTGCCACCGTAGATGGTTCCTGCTGCAGACAACTCCAAGCCACCAGCGCGTGCAATGTCGCGGAAGAATTCCACAACATCACCGGGCTGAACAACTTGGTAGCGATTGGACACAACACCGAGCGGCGCCTTTGTGTCAGAGCGAAACAGAACGTGTTGTTCTGGCAACTCTAACTGTGAGCCGTCGAAGTCAGTGTTGTAGCGAACGATACCGCGCTTGATCTTCCAGTCCATGCCAGCGGCTACGCGCCAAGCATCGAGGCTAGTGCCATCTTCGAGTGCTTGACCCAAACCGTGCCATGGTGTTCCGTCCGAAGCGAGGTATGCAAATTCGACGCGGCCATCAGCGTGTGTGGTGAGTTCGTGAGACATGATTAAATTTCCTTTAGGTTGGTTTAGATACTGGCGTAAGCCAGAGTGCGGATCGCACTGCACAGGGCACGTCATGCCCTGCACACTAGGATCAGCCGCGCATCTCGCGGAATATCAAAGCCTTAGCCTTGTTGAGATATTGCCGGGCAGACTCAACGTCGCCAAAGGCCATCATCTCTTGAGCGTCAGACATCAAACCAGCGACCACCATCAAAGGGCCAGCGGTTTTGTAAGTGATCGAATCTTCAACGCTGTCGATGAAGTCGTCGATCATGCAGCCGTACATTTTTATTTCGTTGTTCATTTCAATTCCTTTCAAGGCAAGCGGTGTAAGTAGCGGGGCCATTGGTAAAGCCGCAGTTGTCGTTGTATTCACGACGAACGATTTTGATTGCGTTGCTGCGGCTGGTAGCACTGACCGGCGTCGTGTATGGGTTGCAATTCCAAGATATAAACTTGGGCATCACAGTCACAAGATAAGTTCTGAAAATCATATCGCCTCCACTCTTGTGTAGCCTTCTTCTTCCAGAATGCGACGGAAGGTCATGGCCAAACCACTTTCGATTTTGAAAGTCTCGAAAGCACCAGTCACAGGGCTTACAGCCCGGAGCTCTTTTGGATAATACGGAAAGCTCATTGAACCGTAGGTTTCATAAAACTCAGCGCGTGTCATTTCAAACCTCCTCAGTAAAAGACAATGCGGTTTCGATCGCTTCAGCGCGATCTGTGGTGAAGTAGTCCGCCTCTTCGAGGTAGACGCCTTCGCGATAAAACTTCACAACGAATTCTTCGTATTCGAATTCGTAGAACACGGTGGCCGAAGGGGCCCTGTAAACAACTCTCATAATGCACTCCTCAATCAAACTCGCACCCCACTTCTATGGGTGCGTTGTTAAGCCAGTCAGCGGAAAGACGGGCGTCAAACTCAGCGTCGGGTCCGTAAAACTTTTCAATGATGGGCGAGACATTCGACCCAGCAATTGATTTGTAAACGAACCAGCAGGGCAGGCGATCGTCGTCGCCCGGGCAGTCATCGACTTTGTATTCCATGACTGCCACCCCTATGCTTTGCGAGCAGTGACTTTGACACTGATCACTTTGCTGACTCTTTCGACTTGGCTGACCAAGTAACCTAGCAGCTCTTCGACCTTGCGTGGGTCGTAGCTGGTGCGGTCCTGCTTAACCACAACAGCGCTGAACACCTCGCCGTCGTAGCTATCCAAACCACCTTCTTTCAAACGCAATTTGATTGCGTCAGCTTCCTTGGTCAAGCGGCTGATGTCAGCCAGCAAGATACCCAAGGTATCGATGTCGTCGGCGGTAATCGCCTGAATGATTGCTTTTGCCATGATGATCTCCAAAGGCACACCAGCATCCGGCTGGATCGGAGTGTTAATCACACTGCACTACACCCTGTCACGGTGCAGCACGCTGGGATTAAGAGTTGAGCCACTCTTCAAAAGATTTGATGGGCCAGCCGAGCGACTCGGCACAGGCCACATAAATTTGATAACGCGATTGCAAAGATTCCATGATTACCTTTCAAAGTTATTTGACGCAGCTCTCACAACTGCATGGGACGGTTTCGTTTTTGGCTGACCACCTTAGTTCTGCCATGGTGTCGTAGCCTTTGGTGTGGACCACTTCGTCGTAGAACCTAAACCCATTGGGCAGGTTCAAAATGTAGCTAACATCATCGCCATACCCGTCGACATCGACGTCGCGGGCAACATTAAGTTTGTATCTCATATCAACTCCAAACAGAATAAGGTTCGCCACCGCTGAGCGCGATGTCGTACGGTGAAAAGACTGGGATAAACCGACGAGCATTGCAGGTCAGGTTGACCGCGTTGTCGTAGAAGTCTTCGCGCAGGGTGTCGAGGCGTTTACCACCTAGCTCAACCAGCGGCATGTCCAACTTGACAAGCTGGACAACGATCGGTTCGTTGCGGTATCTCATAGTAATTTCCTTTATGCGGGAGCAAACATTGCACGACCTTCGCGCATAAACACGCGAAGAGCCACGGCTTCTCTGTTGTCCAACTCATCGTTGTCCAACATCTCTCTCATCACGATTACGGTGTCGAGCAAGCTCATACCGTAGATTTCGCGTCTGTCGTTGATGATTTGGATTGCAGTAGTGATGTTCATAGTGATCTCCTGTTAAACCTGAGCAGCAACATAAGCGTTGCTGTATTGAATTTCAAAGCCAAGGGCCTTGATGTCAGCAACTTGTTGTGCGCTGAAGGTCCTAGTGCCAATCAATTTGGCAAGCCGCAGCGCAGTGCTGTTGCTTGAATCAGGGTAAATCTTGGGAACACCGTAAACATTTTTAATTGTCAGAAAAACAACTGGCATATCGATCTCCAAAAAATATCAAGCTGTCACGGCCGCCTGAATACGCCGCCAATGCCAAGCACGCTTGGCATTAGTTGTGGGCGGGGGATTACCAACGTGCCCGATTAAGGACCTTTACGTACCGGTTTAGCTCACCGCCTCAAGACTCTTGCCCTCTTGGACTCTGTCTCACCAGAACATCTCTCGGTCGTCTGGAACGTATCCCCTTGTTGGTTGGGCGGGGAAGCAAACAAAGAACAATCAACCAACAACTCAAATGTAGCACAGTGACAGGCACTGTCAACTACTTTTTTAAATGTTGCGCAAATACAACCAAAATAGTTTGAAAGTGTTGTTTTTATGCAACTGAAAATAGTTGAGTTTTCCCACTTGACCCGAAAATCGCGTTGGTATATTCTCTGCGTGCGCAGGTGCGCCCGCTTAAAGGCGAACAGACCCCAAGAAAAGCCGTCAATTTGCACGGCTTTTTGCACATTTGGAGCCCTCATGGCCAAGACAATTACTATCGAAATGGCTGATGACGGCACGGTCATGGTTTCAAGCAGCGAAGGCGGCGAGCCTTATATGTGCGAAAGCATCGATGAGTGCCGTCAATACGTGGACAATATGCTGGCTGAAGAAGCCGGCGAGAGTCCGCAAGAACAAACCACGGAAGGCCCCGAGGAGTACGGCCAGATGTGGAATGAAGAGGCGGCCAGCCGCAAACCCCAACCGGGCCTGATGGCCTAACCTTTAGGAGAAAATCATGGAACAAACTTACGGCAACCCAGCATCACGTAACACAATGCGCGCAGCAGGCGGCACTCTCAAGAACGGCGCAGCTATTGGCGGCGGCGGCAACCAGACGCAAGGCCGCGGCGAGATCCCCGGCAAAGTGTCTGTACCAATGCCCGGCACAAACGCTACTCAGCCCGAGTACAAAAAAGAAGGCGGCGCAGTCAAGGCGCCCGTCGGCTTTAACAACGGTTTGATTGCCGGCAAGATTTAATGCCAAGCCCAGCCAAGCCCGGCTTGTACGCCAACATCCAAGCCAAGAGGGCTCGCATAGCCTCTGGCTCGGGTGAGCGTATGCGCCAGCCCGGCGATAAGGGCGCACCCAGCAAGGCTGACTTTGAAGAGTCGGCCAAGACCGCTAAGCCCGGGCTCATCAAGGGGGCGATGAAGTGAAGAGTCCCGCTTGGCAACGCAAAGAAGGCAAGGCGCCATCAGGCGGCTTGAACGAGAAGGGCCGCGCCAGCGCAAAGGCTGAGGGAATGAACCTCAAAGCTCCAGTCAAAGCTGGCGACAACCCTCGCCGCGCTTCTTTCTTGGCGCGTATGGGCAACATGCCCGGCCCTGAACGCAAGAACGGTGAACCAACGCGTTTGCTGCTGAGTCTCAATGCTTGGGGCGCCAGCAGCAAGGCTGACGCCAAGGCTAAGGCCAAGGCGATCAGCGCGCGCAACGAAGGCCTTTTGCGAGGAGCAATGAGGAATGGCAAGTAAAAGAAATCCAAGTCGTAACGCCGACTTAGCCGGGGCGCCGCCAAAGCTGGCGACCATGGACGATCTGGCGATTCCGACAGCGGCCAAGACTGGCCGCGCTCATCCCGTGAGCAAGAGCGCCACCACAAGCAGCGCGCCACACCGCATCAACCTTCGCGCTGTTGCAGAAGCCTGCATCGAAGAGGGGCTCGATCCCGCCGTTGAGATCGCCAAGGCCTTGAAGGCCACGATTCCAATGATGCGCGGTGGCCAGCCAGTGCTTGACTCTGACGGCAAAAACATCATGGTCCCGCTGCTTGACGTTGACACGCGCATGCGAACGCTCAACGAGTTTCTGCAATACACACAACCAAAGCTGAAAAGCGTTGAGGTCAAGATGTCCGGCACGCTGGACCTGACCAGTGAGCAGCTGGACAACAGGCTGAACATGCTGCTTGCAAAGGCTGCAAGATGATCAAGCTCGACCGCATCGACACAACGCTGCTGGACGAGGACGAGAAGCGCGAGCTGTACGAGCTGCTGCGCTTGAAGGACATCAGGGCCAAGCGCAACCGCTTGTTGACCTATGCGCCGTACAAGAAGCAGATTGAATTTCACAACGCTGGCGCTGACTTCCGCGAACGGTTGTTCATGGCAGGCAACCAGCTTGGCAAGACGTGGGCCGGGGCCTTCGAGGTCGCGATGCACGCAACGGGCCGCTACCCATCATGGTGGAAGGGCAAGCGATACAACTACGCCATTCGGTGCATGGTTGGATCCGAATCGGCCGAGTTGACCCGCAAAGGTATTCAGCGCTTGCTGCTCGGTCCGCCAGAGATGCGGGAAGAGTGGGGCACTGGTGCTATTCCGTTTGACTGCGTGCGCGATACCAGCATGAAGCAGGGCGTGCCCGATGCGGTCTCAAGCATTGTGGTCCGCCACGAATGCGGCGAAGATAGCGTGATCCAGTTCAACAGCTACGACCAAGGCCGCACAAAGTGGCAGGCCGACACTGTGGATTTGGTGTGGTTCGACGAAGAGCCACCGCTGCCAATTTATTCTGAGGGCTTGACACGGACCAACGCAACGGCCGGTCAAGTCTTCGTGACCTTTACGCCATTGCTCGGTATGTCCGAAGTGGTCAAACGGTTCTTGCTGGAAAAGCCGGCTGGGTCCAACGTGACCAACATGACGATCAGCGATGCCGAGCACTACACGCCCGAGCAGGCTGCAGCGATCATTGCCAGCTACCCTGAGCACGAACGCGAAGCCCGGGCCAAGGGCATTCCTATTTTGGGATCTGGCCGCGTGTTTCCCGTGGTCGAAGAAGCGATCAAGATCCGGGCCTTCCCGATCCCGCCGCACTGGGCGCGCATTGCGGCAATTGACTTTGGTGTCGATCACCCTACCGCCGTCGTGTGGTTAGCTTGGGACCGTGACAGCGATACGCTTTATGTGACCGACTGCTACAGACGCAGCGAACCGGGCATTGCCGGCCACTCAATGGCCGTACGAGCGCGCGGCGACTGGGTGCCAATGGCTTGGCCCCATGACGGCTTGCAACGCGATAAGGGCGGTTCTGGTGAACAGTTGGCCAAGCAGTACAAGGATCAAGGCCTCAACATGTTGGCCAATCGGGCCACGTTTGAGGATGGCAGCAACGGCGTTGAGGCTGGCTTGTCCGAGATGCTGACACGCATGCAGACCATGCGCTTGCGCGTGTTCTCGCATTTGGAAGACTGGTTTGAAGAATTCAGGCTGTACCACCGCAAAGACGGTATGGTCGTTAAAATCAGCGATGACTTGATGTCGGCAACACGGTACGCCATGATGATGCGCCGCTTTGCCAAAACGCAAGAAGAAGCCGAAGGCCGTATGCGATCTAGCCGCATGGCCCCGACGCTTGAGTTCAACGTATTCGACCCAGTTACTGGGTATTGATTAACCTTAACAGAGGAAACTTTCATGGCTACTATCACAGCAACAATCGATCGCGACACAGTCCCCGGCGCCGTCTTGGCTACGTGGACCGGCATGACCACTGGCGACGTTGGCGCTGGCGTGCCTATCGCCTACGCAGCCGACTTGAGCTGCCAACAGTCCGGCACGATCGGCGGCTCTACGACTACGTGGCAAGGCTCCAACGACAACACCAACTGGCACCCAATGACCCAGCGCGGCAGCACAAGCGATATGGCCTACACAACGGCTTCGCTGCACTTGGCTCAAGAGAATCCTGCGTGGGTTCGTCCTGTTGTCACTGGCGGCACAAGCGTCACGATCAAATGCGTTATGGCCGTTCACGCGCGCTACGCCAAAGCACCTTACTAAGCTGAGGATTGAACCCCATGGAAATTCAACCACAACAGATCGACGTCGAGGTCGAATACGAAGACGAAGAAGAGCGACTACGCAAGAAGGCTGAGAAATTGCAGTCCTTCGGTGCTTCGCTTGGCGGCCAGCGTGACGAATGGATTCGTTCGCGCGGCTCCTACGGCGTCGACAAGCGTTGGATTGAAGATGAGGATCAGTACAACGCCAAGGACAACATAGCCAAAGCGGCAAGTCAGATGATGACTTCAGTTGAGCAGGGCTACCCAGTCACAACGCAGATGGCCAAGCCACACCGCTCGACGGTGTTCATTGGCATGACGCGCCAAAAGACCAATGCTGCCGAGGCCCGCCTTGCAGACATCTTGCTGCCAACCGACGACCGCAATTGGGGCATCCAGCCTACGCCGGATCCACAGTTGATGGGTATGAGCAAAGACAACAAGATGGCCATGGACCAACAAGGCCAGCCAGTCATGGGCGAGAACGGGCAGCCAGCCCGCGTGCGCGACGTTGTTAAAGCTGTGCTTGAGATGGCCAACAAGAAAGCCAAGGCCATGCAGATCGAGATTGAAGATCAGCTGGTCGAGTGTGATTACAACAGCGAGTTGCGCAAAGTAATTCACGATTCCGCAGTGCTTGGCACCGGCGTGATTAAAGGCCCAATCGTCACCAACCGCACACGCAAAGCTTGGCAGCCGATTACCGACAGCACGGGCCAGACAATCCATCAAGTTGAGATTGTGCAAGAGATCAGTCCCGCTTCGTTCCGTGTTGACCCACGCAACGTTTGGCCAGACCCCGGCTGCGGCGAGTCTGTGCACAACGGCAAAGGCATTTACGAGCGCGAACAGATCACGGCCAAACAAATCCGTGACCTTGCCAAGCAGCCCGGCTTCATCAAGGCGCAGCTGCGCAAAGTGTTGGAAGAGGGACCTAAGCAGTCCGCCACGCTGCGCGAGTTGACCGACGAAGACCAGCGCGACATGACCCGACTGACCTACGAGATGTGGACCTATTGGGGCGAAGTAGATCACGACGACCTTGAGTCTGCCGGCGTTAGCGTTGGCGAGAAAGACGAGCTGCGCACTATCAGCGCTTGCGTCGTCATGATTAACGACACCGTGGTCAAGGCATTTTTAAACCCGCTGGAAAGCGGCGACTTGCCCTATGACTTTTACGTCTGGGAAAAAGTTGCTGGCACGATTTGGGGCTACGGCATTCCGTACCTCATGCGCTCACAGCAGAAGGTTCTAAACGCAGCATGGCGCCAGATGATGGACAACGCAGGCGTGTCCAGTGGTCCGCAGATTGTCATTAAACCCGGAGCCATCCAGCCAGCGGACAAGCAGTGGCAACTGTCAGCCCGCAAGATCTGGTACGCGACCGACGACATCGACGATGTGCGCAAAGCGTTCTCAACGTTTGAGTTTAATTCGCATCAAACCGAATTGGCGGGCATCATCAAGATGGCCACTGAGTTGGCAGACGCCGAGACCGGCGTGCCTACGATCATGCAGGGCGAGAAGGGCGCAGCGCCAGACACTGTCGGTGGCATGCAAATGTTGATGAACAGCGCCAACGTGGTTTTGCGCAGGCTTGTCAAACAGTTTGACGACATGGTCACCAAGCCTCACATCCGTCGCTACTACGACTACAACATGATGTACAACGAGGACGAAGAAATCAAAGGCGACTTTACGATCGACGCCCGCGGCTCAAGTGCCTTGGTGGTCCGCGACATTCAGAACCAATCGTTCTTGAACCTGTTGGCCGCTGGTATGAACCCCGTCTACGGCATGTATCTCGATACGCAGAAGTTGTTTGAGAAGGCCTTGCAGGCCCAGCACATCGATCCAAAAGAAGTGTTTAAGCCCGAAGACGAAATCGAGCAGATGAAAGAGATGCAGAAGCAAGCCGCCGCACAGGGCCCGCAGCCAGACCCAGCAATGGCCGTGGCTCAGATCCGGGCGCAGGCAGAGATGCAGAAGGTCCAAGCCCAGAACCAAGGCGACTTGCAAGAGTTGCAAGTTCGCCAAGCTATTGCTGGCCAAGAGGCGGACTTGCGTGTCATGGAGCTGGAGCTTACTCGCGAAATCGAGATGCTTAAAATGGCCAACACACAAAACATCAGCCTTGAAAGCATCAAGGCAAAGCTAGCCGACACCGCAATGAAAGAACGTTCTCGCAAAGAATTGTTTGCTGCAGAGCGCGAGCTGGCACTTAAGACAGGCTCAGGAATCTAAAGGAAACCCATCATGGCGACAAAAGTTTCAGATGCCGACATCAAGGCGTACGTTGAACAAAACATCAACAACCCGGCAGCCATTGCGGCCGCCGCGGCCGCTAACGGGGTGAGCCTTGCCGACATCTCACGCGCTACGGGCTACAACCCTGATCAAGTGAGCGGGTATTTTGCCAACGCCAAGGTGGACACAAAAGCTCTTGCAGGCGCGGCGGCCGACACGTCAGGGGCGGGTGCCGATACCAAGGCGGCATCTAGCAACTCTACGACCACGGTTACAAAAGCAGCCGGCGCGGATACGGGCTACAACGCTGCGGACATTCAAGCCTATCTAAACAGCCCCGCTGGAAAGCAAGCAAGGCCCGGCGTCACCGTAGCTCAATTTGTTGATAACGAATTGATCCACGGGCGCGAGAACTTATCAAAGTATTTGCCTGCTGCCGAAGTCAACTCCATGACCGACAAGCAAATCTTGGCGGCCAACGAGCTGTACTACCAAGGCGGCGGAAGCGCTACCCGCAAAGAGAACGGCTTGACGATGGCCGACATTGACTGGATCCGCACAAAAGCCAATGATTACAACGGCGCGGTCAATAGTCCAAACAAACAAGCAGTCACGGTGCCGGGCGACGATAAGATTTTGACTGGCCGCGTTGCGCTAGATGCAAATTACAAATTTGATAATTCAGGTTACACGGGCCAGACGGGCGCAAGCGATGGCAGCGGCACTACAAATAGAGCTAACCTAAGTGGGTACGGCAGCGCTACCACTCGCGGCCTTGTTGAGGCTACGCTTGGTTACCCTATTGACGAGTACTTCTACAATGAAAGCAACCCGAACTACGCTAAGAACATGTCGACTTTGCAGCGGGCTATAAAGGTTCAATACAGCGACGTAGGTGCAAACGAAGACTGGCGTAATTGGAACGCCATCATGAGCTCTAAAGATCCGCTTAAAGCCGCGGAAGATGCCTTGGTTTTGATGTACAACGACAAAGCCTATTTGGCGTCTAACGCAAATAGTTTGTTGGCTAAAGGATATTTGCCAGAGCAGGCGGACTATACATACCAGCAAATGGCCGACCGTGTTGGCTCGACTTACGATTCTACTTGGACCAAGGGCACTAAGTTTGACGGCAAACTAAACACTGCTACCTTTCTTAGCAACATGAGTTCTATGAATCCGGCGGATCAAGAGCGATACCTTGAAAGCCTTTGGTCGCAGTGGGGCGGCAACCCAACCAATAAAACCACCGCAACCAACACCGCGACAACTACGGGCACAAAAGTCAACACTACTGGAACCAATGCCGCAACAACTACGGGTACTGGGGGTACTGCAGTTTCGACTGCTGCGGGCGACACTGGCCTTATCAACAGCGCCATTACGGGATCTACAGGCGGCACAGCCGGCACAGCAGCCGCTACGGATACAGTTGCAATAAACACCCCCGGCGCTGACAACATAACGGCAGGCGGCCAACAAGGCACTGCGGGCGTTACCGGTGCACAAGTTGTTTATGGGCCAGATGGCAAAGAGTACGCGTCTTCAGCAGCCGCTATAGCAGCAGGCGTAAAAAACTACACGTACACCAAGCCTTTGTTTGGCGCCAGTTCTACAACACAGCCCGGCTTGCTTGCTAGCGCGGATACCTTAAAAAACCCGTACACTTTGCCAGCCACACAGACAGGCGATGTCAACCCCGGCGGTTTGATAGCCACGACCAACAAGCAGTTGTACAGCGGCAAGGCCAAGATCAATCTACCCGCGGGCGTGACCAACCCGTTTGGAGTTTAATTTATGGGAGTACTTGCCCGAGAGTTGGATGCCTATCAGCGCGCCTTAGCACTGTATAACCGGCAGGCTGCCTCTCACAATCAAAAGGGCAGGGCCTACGACGCTACGCTGGTGCGTGATGCAGCCGGCAACGTATTGGTTCAAAACTCTCGCGGCAACGTAATGGCCGTGGACGACAAGGGCGTGACCACGGGGGCTCAGCTTCCCGTAGGTTTTGACATTCGGAACTACGGCAAGACGCCCATCGAAAGCAATGCTTCGTTTAATTTGCTAAGGCAGGGCGGGACAGAGGGTGTATACCCTAACAAGCCCAATGATTGGACTAAAACTTTTGACAACAAAGAGCCTACTTACACAGAAGCTCAGTTGGCTAAAGAGGGCCAGCCGTCATTGGCTGCCCAAGAAGCCGGGCTGATTGGTGAAATATTGCAAGGCGGCGGCCTCAAGAGTGGGATTAAGTCTTATCGCGTTGGATCAGCTGCGGCCGATGCGGCAGCAGCGGAGATTGCCGCCAAGACCGACGGGACCACTACGGGCGGCGGAAAACCGGGTACAAAAACCAACGTGATGGTTGCGTAAAAATGAATAAATTTAGTTGTTGCGTATTGCCCACAGTTTGTTATAGAATTTCTTTGGGCGAAGTGCGCCCAAAATTTACCGAAGCCAGCCAACAAGCTGGCTTTTTCTATGACTGATTACTCATCGAGCACATGGCACCAAATGCGAAAGTGGGCGGAATCCCAACTTGACCAAGCCAGAACAAAGAACGACGCTGTCGGCCTCTCCGACATTGAGACAGCGGCGTTGCGCGGTGAGATACGCATGCTAAAAAGATTTCTCGACTTGCCCAATGCGGCAACTCGGGGTGTGGTGGTCGAGCCGGATTAAATCCCGCTTGGCCTTTTTAGTGGGCTGTTGAAAGACGGCCTTTATTTGGAGAGCAAAAGTGGAAGAAAACCAACTGTCTTCGGAAGAAGCGCAAAACCTTTGGAATGAAGAGGCTGCCAAGCTGGATGCCGACGATGATACGTTCGCGTCTGAGCCCTTAGCCGCTGCGCCGGAAACGCCGCAGGAACTTGAAACCGAACAGGTACAAACGCAGGAACCGGAACAGCCGGAAGATCCTCTTGCCGGGCTATCGCCAGCGGTTCGTGCCAAGTTGGCACAGATCGATGACCTAGCACAGGCAAATGCTCAACTGCTGCACCATGTCAAAACGACCGAGGGTCGCGTGGCAGCGATGCAACGAGAAGCCCAGCAGGCACGTCAAGCGGCAACGCAAGATGCGCCATCGCAAGGAGCCATCGTCAGCGCCGCCAAGAACCCAGAGAAGTGGGAGCAGCTCAAGCAGGATTTCCCCGAATGGGCGGGAGCGATGGAGGAATACGTCGCATCAAAGCTGGGTGTGCCCCAAGCACAAGGCATTACACCTGAACAGGTGCAAGGCTATGTGCAACAACAGGTAGCACAAACCCGAGCTGAGATGGGTCGCCTCATGGAAGAAGCACGCATTGAAGGTAAGTACGAAAACTGGCGCGACACAGTCAACACGACTGAGTTTGCACAATGGTTTACCGTACAGTCACCCGATACGCAAGCTTTGGCCAACAGCGCAGCAGCCCGAGATGCGATCAAGATGCTGGACCTGTATGAACAGGCCAAGACGCGATCAGCAGGGGACATCAAGCAAGAGCGCGGAGCACGTCTCGCTGCAGCCGCGACAACTCGAACTGGCCAGACACCGCCGCCTAAAACACTTGGCGACATGTCCCCAGCAGAACTGTGGAACTACGAAGCCAAGAAACGAGAGCGAGAGCTCAAGGATCGCGGTTACTAAATCAATTTTCAGAAAAGGAAACTAGACTATGTCTATTCAAAATTACGGCACCGTAGCATCGCGAAATCTTATCCGCGCTGCCCAAGGTATGCTTGAACACGCACAGCCCATCACTGTTTTGGGCGACTTCGGTACTCAACGCGAGATGCCACAGAATTCGACAGACACCTTGGTGTTCCGTCGTACTCTGCCTTTTGGCGCCTCCACTACAGGTACAACGATCGAGAACTCTTCTCGCTATGTTGGTACTCCTGACATCACCGCTTCCAACTTTGTGTTGGCTGAGGGTGTGACCCCTAACGCAAACACGATCTCTTTCCAAGACGTGTCTGTTCAGTTGCAACAATATGGCGTGCTGTTCAAGTATTCCAGCAAAGTTGAGCAGCTGTATGAAGATGACATCCCCGGCGAAATGGTCAAGCTCACAGGCGAGACTTTGGCTGAGGTGATGGAGATGGTTCGTTACGGCGTGTTGAAGGCCGGCTCTACTGTGATCTATGCAAACGGTTCTAGCCGCTCTGCAATCAACACAGCTATCAGCTTGAACGCAATTCGTAAAGCAGCCCGTACGCTTGAGTCCAACCGTTCACGCCGCGTGACCAGCCGTCTGGCTCCCGGTGTTAACTTCGGTACTCGCGCTGTGCAGCCCGCATACGTTATCTTCTGCCACACTGACGCTGTCAGCGACATTCGTAACTTGCCCGGCTTCACCCGCGTGGAAGAGTACGGTTCATTCAAGCCAATCCATGATCGTGAAGTCGGCGCTTGCGAAGACTTCCGTTTCATCAGCTCACCCCTGTTGAAATCTTTCTTGGGCGCTGGCTCTGCTACGCTGAACGGCATGTTGTCCGTTGGCGCTTCTGCTGTCGACGTGTATCCCTTCATCATCATCGGTGAAGATTGCTGGGGACAAGTTGCTCTCAAGGGCATGTCTGCTATCAAGCCTGTGGTCCTCAAAGCATCACAGACCAACCACGCTAACCCATTGGGCCAATTTGGCTACGTGGGCGCTTCCACATGGTTCGCGACTGTGCGTTTGAACGACGCCTTCATGGCCCGTATCGAAGCCGGTGTGACCGCCCTGTAATGATCTGCCGGGGCTACGCCCCGGCGTCTTAACTTAAAGGAAACCACCATGGCTGCTGAATCAGTAAAACAACGGATGCCCAACATCCCCGATCGTTTGACGGAGCAAGAATTGACTGCTTTGTTAACCGCGATCGTTAACGGCCTCCAAGCCATCACGGCTCAATTGGATACAGATACCGGTGTCGCTGAGACCACGTATGCTGCAACTCTCGCAAACTATATCGTCGACTAAGGAGTCACAACATGTCATACAACATCGAACAAGCCAATAGTGGCTATCTCTCCCTCACCGCTGCCGGCTTGGCCGAAGGCACCAACGCTAACACCTTCAAGACTACAAACACCTTGGCTTTTACAAGCAATGGTATTTTCAAGTCTAAGGCTGCTACCGACAACTTGGCATTCACCGCCGGCACTGCTTTGGGTAATTCTCAGGCTTGCTTGTTTGCAGTGTGGATTACTTCTGGCGGCACCGTATCGACCACTCAAGGTCCTATCGTTGCTGCTGGCGATCCTTGCCCCGTGCCCGGCCAAGTTACAGCCGGTACAACTTTGGTCGGTTTGATCAAAGTGACTACCAGTTCTGCTGCTACGTTCACTGCCGGTAGTACCGATCTGTCTGCCTCTGGCATCACAGCTGCGTACTCTGATTGCATGGACATGCCCGGTAGCGCCCAGTAAGTTGCCATCCTCTCTTAACAGAGGGTTTTGCAGGTTGCCTTCGGGCAGCCTGCTTTTTGGCAAACCGATTTTTTAAACCTAACGGAGAATAGAAGATGGCAAAAAAAGAAGTAGTCGCAGGTATTGAAATCATTGACGACACACCAACAGTTGATCCGGTTTCTCAAGTTGTGGATTTTCGTGAGCTTGCAGCAAGCGAAGCCTTCATGAACGAAATGGTTGAAGTCATGGTGCACGCTAGCACTGACGAAAACCAATCTCCTCATGTGATTCTTAATTGCAACGGAACTAATCAACCAATCATGCGCGGCGTGCCAATGCGCGTTCGTCGCAAGTATGTCGAAATCTTGGCACGTATGAAGGAAACGAAATACAGCCAAGTAACTCGCAACCCAGCAGCGCCCGATCAAATCGACATGATTGCGCGCCATGGTTTGGCCTATCCTTTTGAGTTGATGCACGACGATAATCCTCGCGGTCGCGCATGGCTTCAAAACGTTTTGGCTGAACCCGCTTAATACAGGGGTGACTTTGTGAACTTCTTACAGCTGATCAATCGCACACGGGTAGAGTGCGGCGTCTCCGGCGCCAGCACTCCGCTAACCGCCGTTACTAATCTTACGGGCGAATCTGCAAGGATTGCCGCATGGGTTAATAGCGCGTGGGTCGATGTGCAGACGGCCAAAGAAGACTGGCAGTGGATGCGTAATCCAGTGCAATTCAACACTGTCACTCAACAGCAAATTTACACCCCCACCGAAGCCGGTGTGGGGTCTACTTTTGCAAACTGGAAACGTGATAGCTGGCGCGTTTCGTCTGTTGGACAGCAGTACAAAGACGAGCAGCTGACAAACTACATGGACTACACAACGTTCCGCAACCTGTACATGTACGGGAATATGCGTACAACGTATGCGCGCCCAGTAGTCGTCACAATTGACCCAGATAAAAATTTAGGCTTTGGCTCAATACCCGATCAACCCTACGTCATTGTGGGCGAATACTATGTTCAGCCGACAGAGTTTGTTGATGCTACGGACGCGCCACCCAGTGTGTTTCCCACGCGCTTTCAAATGATGATCGTCTACAGGGCCATGATGTTTTATGGCGGCTACGAGTCAGCGCCAGAGGTTTATCAGCGCGGGGAGTTTGAATTCAAGCGCTTGATGAACCGCTTAGACATTGACCAGCTGCCTACTGTTGTCAGCGGTCCGCCGCTAGCGTAAGGTGTTTAGATGCCGTTAACCACGCCCCGCGTTCAATACGATTTGATCCGCCTTAACGGCGGGCTTGACCAAGTCACCCCAACTTTGTCATTGCCACCCGGCGTGGCCAGAAGGGCGGCTAACTTTGAATGTTCAATTACGGGCGGGTATACCCGTATTGCAGGTTATGAGCGCTTTGACGGACGACCAAGCCCATCTGCTGCGGTCTATAACATTTTGGCTTGCACTTTAACCGGCACGGTTGCGGTAGGTGCCACCGTTGTTGGTTTGGCTTCGTCCGCTACTGGCAAGGTCATAGCTCGATCAGGCGGTGACGTTGTCATTACGCGAGAAACCGGAACCTTTATAGCAACGGAAGCTATTAGCGTAAGCGCTGTAAACGTAGGTGTCGTTGACGTTGTGCAAGGTATTTCGGCTAACGGACTAACGGACGCAACTTACAAAAACCTAGCGGCTGATGAATATCGTTCTAGCATCTTAGCGGTCCCCGGGTCTGGGTCAGTTCTTGGGGTAGCGTACTACAACGGCGTTTGCTACGCGTGGCGTAACAACTCAGGCGGAACAGCCGCGGTGATGTACAGATCCAGCGCTTCAGGTTGGGTTGCCATTACCCTTGGAAAAACACTTTCTTTTAATAGCGGAATTTTAGCAATCCCCGACGGTGCTACGGTTGTTGGCCAATCAAGTGGAGCAACAGGGGTAGTTGCCCGCACCGTACTTGAAGATGGCAGTTGGGCTTCAGCCGACGCCTCTGGGCGTTTGATTTTGTCTAGCACTACCGGCACTTTTTCGGTAGGCGAAAATTTGCGCATAAGCGGCACGGTGTACGCGCACGCAGCTTCGGTGGCTTCTCAAATTACTTTGGCTCCAAGCGGCCGGTATGAAACAGTTACTGCTAACTTTGGCGGCGGCACAGCAAACTACAAAATGTACGGTGCCAATGGGGTAGATAACGCGTTTGAATTTGACGGTACAACTTATGTGCCAATTAAAACCGGTATGGCCGTTGACACGCCAGAGCACATCGCTTTTCACAAACAGCATTTGTTTTTAAGTTTCGGCGCGTCTTTGCAGTTTTCAGCCCTTGGCTATCCATACCAATGGACCCCCTTGCTAGGCGCGGGCGAGATCGCCATGAACGGGGAAATTACAAACTTGTTGGTATTACCGGGCGACCAATCAAGCGGCGCCTTGGGTGTTTACACCCGACAAGATACCTCAGTGCTGTATGGCACAAGTTCAGCCAACTTTAGCCTGTCGACATTTAACAGCGGTACGGGCGCGTACCCGTACACAGCACAGAACATGGATCAAGCCTATGTGCTTGATGACCGCGGGATTATGAGTTTGGGAACGTCTCTGAATTTTGGTAACTTTGTGCCGGCTTCTTTAAGCATGAACATTCCTAAATTTATTCAACAACACCGAGAGTTGTCAGTGGGTAGCACTGTCAACCGGGACAAGGGCCAGTATCGAATTTTCTTTTCGGATGGTTCGGCCCTTTACATGACCGTTCTAAACGGCAAGCTTTTGGGCAGCATGCCTGTGCAGTTTGCAAATTTAGTTAATTGCTGCGTTGACAGCGAAGCGCCTTCTGGCGGCACGGTTCAGTTTTTTGGATCAAACAACGGTTTTGTTTATCAAATGGATTTGGGGACTAGCTTTGATGGCGAGGTAATCCCGGCCAACATGAACTTGGTTTACAACTCCATAAAATCTCCAAGAATTTTGAAACGTTTCCGCAAAGCAAGCGTAGAATTGACAGGGGATTCCTACGCCGAAATTCAATTCGGTTATGACTTGGGCTATCGCACAACGTTCTTGAGCCAGCCCGAGGATGCTTCATACGCAAACGATTTGCGTTCTAGCTATTGGGATGAAATGCTTTGGGACAATTTTGTTTGGGACGGCTCTGACATCTCGCCCTCTGAAATCGAAGTCACCGGCACTGCAGAAAATATGTCAATTCGCATTTCATCGGCTTCCGACTTGCTTGCGCCTTTCACCGTGAACAACATCATTGTCCACTACACAACACGCCGAGGTCTCAGATGAGCAACCCGTATTACACGCATACTACTTACCCAACGCCAAACTCTCCCGGCTCGTCTGCGCAAATGCGCGCCGAGCTGGAGAACGTCACCCTTGGTTTTGATTTGTTGCCGACCTTGGCCGCCAATGGTTACAAGGTGGCAATGGTCAATTCTGCGGGCACGGCTTTAATTGCCTCGGCTGCTTTGCAGTCTTTGGCCATCACGGCTTCAACAATCAATAGCACGACGATTGGTGCGACCACGGCAGCCGCAGGCACATTTACCAATTTGACGGCTTCCGGCACAGTTTCGCTTAGCGGTACGACGGTCATTGTTGGCGGCACTATCAACAACACGCCCATTGGCAATACAACACCATCAAGCGGCGCATTCACAACAGTTAGTGCCAGCTCTGGTTTTACCGGTAATTTAACCGGCAACACCGCGGGCACGCACACGGGCGCGGTGATTGGCAACGTGACCGGTAATTTGACCGGTAATGTTTCGGCTTCAACCGGCACTTCTAATTTGAACAACGTAACCATTTCGGGCACGTTGGACATGGATGCCGGCACGACCAACACCATTATCAATTTAGCCACGCCTGTTAACGCAGGCGACGCCGCGACCAAAGGTTATGTAGACACGGCCGACGCGCTTAAGTTAAACCTAAGCGGCGGAACAATGTCCGGCGCTATTGCGATGGGCACCAGCAAAATCACTGGCATGGGTGACCCCACCAGTGCTCAAGATGCTGCAACCAAAACCTATGTTGATACAGCTGACGCGCTCAAATTAAATTTGACTGGCGGCACAATGTCCGGCGCAATTGCGATGGGCACCAGCAAAATTACCGGCATGGGCGACCCCACCAATGCTCAAGATGCTGCAACGAAAAACTACGTGGATTCCGTTGCTCAAGGCCTTGATGTCAAGGGATCTGTTCGCGCAGCTACAACCGCCAACATTACTTTGTCCGGCACTCAAACAGTTGACGGCGTTGCTTTATCAGTAGCCGACCGCGTGTTGGTCAAAGACCAAAGCGCTTCGGCTGACAACGGCATATACGTTGTAGCAGCAAGCACATGGTCTCGGGCTACTGACGCCGATACTTGGGTTGAGCTGACTGGCGCGTTTACTTTTGTTGAGTCTGGAAGCACCTACGACAATACTGGTTGGGTTTGCACAATTGCGCCCGGGGGCACTCTTGGAAGCACGGCCATTACTTGGGAGCAGTTTTCAGGCGCAGGGCAAATTGATGCCGGCGCCGGCTTGACTAAAAGTGGTAATACCATTGCGGTCGGCACCGCGTCGGCAACTCGAATTGTTGTCAATGCAAACGACATTGACTTGGCCACAACAGGCGTAACTGCAAGTACCTATAAGTCCGTGACCGTAGATACCTACGGTCGTGTGACGGGTGGTACAAACCCCACCACGTTGGCGGGTTACGGAATTACAGACGCGTACACTACTAGCCAAGTAGACACGCTGTTAAGCGCCAAGCTCAATCTTGCTGGCGGTACGATGTCCGGCGCCATTGCCATGGGCACCCACAAGATCACTGGCCTTGGCACCCCTACAAATGCAGCCGATGCTGCGCCAAAGACATACGTCGACACTCAAGACGCTTTAAAGCTGTCCTTGACCGGCGGCACGATGTCCGGTGTGATTGCGATGGGCGCAAATAAGATCACCGGTCTTGCCGATCCAACAGCCAATCAAGACGCAGTTACTTTGCTGTACCTGACAACTCTGTTTGGCAGCACAAGCTCAGCAGCGGCCTCAGCAACCGCCGCAGCGATCAGCGAGACCAATGCGGGTAATAGCGCAACGGCAGCAGCGGGCAGTGCAACGGCAGCAGCCGGTAGTGCTACGGCAGCGGCAGCTAGTTTTGATTCTTTTGATGACCGGTACCTTGGCGCAAAGGCTTCTGACCCTACGGTTGACAATGACGGAAATGCTTTGCTAACCGGTGCTTTGTATTGGAATACAACTGTAAGTCAGATGCGCGTGTACGACGGCGCGGCATGGGTTGCTGCCTACCTTCCAACTGCGGGCTACGTGCAAAAAACCGGCGACACAATGACCGGCACTTTGACTTTGCCGTCAGAAATCCTGACCGGCAATTTGGGTCTTGGCGCAACGCCTAATTACGGCACGGCTGGCCAAGTGATGAAATCAGCTGGAGCTGGCGCAGCGCCTACGTGGAATAACCTCTTCAGCTATTTGCCTGTTTATTTAAATGCTGGGACAATCACTCAAATTTCAGTTGCCAATGGCTACGTCCCGGTTTTGACTTTTGGCGGCTCAACTGTAAATGTTTCGGTGACATAAGGAACTCAACATGACAATTCGTTACCCTTTGGTCCTTAATGGATCCTCAATGCAAGAATTGCAACCCGGCGACGGCGTGCAATTGCCAACTGCCTTGGACATAGCTTATGGCGGCACTGGCCAAGCTACAAAGACTGCGGCCTTTGATGCGTTGGCGCCTACAACAACCGCAGGTGATCTGATGTACTACAACGGTACAGATGTTGTACGTTTGGGCATTGGCACTGCGGGTCAGGGCCTCATTGTAAATAGCGGAGCCACAGCACCTCAATGGGGAACTGCAGGCGTTTCAACAGGTAAATCCATCGCGATGGCGATGATCTTTGGATTTTAAGGAGCAAACATGGCAACCCCATCACAGAACCCTAACATCGTTAACGTAACGGTAATTAAGGGAAACACGGCGTATTTGGTTTCTTCTGGTACTAGCGTAACGACCGCTTGGACAGCCGACGGCGCGTCTGGTGGTGCTACCACGCTGACTGGATTAACACCAGCTACTGGTACGGTTAACAAAATCGGCAACATTGTTGTAGCTAACACCTCAGCATCTGCCGTTAACTGCACTGTTGCAATTTCAAACAATGCAACTTTTGGTTCTGGCACCGCCTACCCAATTGTTTCTGTTGTTTCAATCCCGCCAAATTCTTCGTTAATTGTTACTGACAAAACCACAAGTTTTTATGTGACAGAAAACCAATCGGTTGGTTTAACGTCTGGAACTACGGGTGGCGTTTTAACAGCAACCGCATCATTTGAATCAATCACCTGATAGGAGCATCCCATGCCGATGCGTAATATTGGTGGTTTTATTGGCAATTCAAATGCTAGTCTGACCCCGCCTACAACCCTTGAGTACCTTGTGGTCGCTGGCGGTGGCGGTAGCGCGGGTGGTCAACCCGGCTCTGGCTATGGCGGTGGCGGTGGCGCTGGTGGACTTTTAACTGCTACCAACTACTCAATAACTCTTGGCTCTGCTATTACGGTGACTGTTGGTGCTGGTGGGGCTGGGTCTTCAATAGGGAGTGGTAACTCTAGTGCTGGATCAGCCTCAGTTTTTGGCTCAATATCTACTGTTGGCGGTGGCGGTGTTGGCGGGTCTGGCGCTGGAGGATCGGGCGGATCAGGTGGTGGTGGACAGGGCGCGGGTGGCGCAGGAACTGCTGGTCAAGGCAATAATGGTGCCTCAAATGGCGCTTCACCTTATGGCGCAGGAAGTGGTGGCGGAGCGGGTTCTGCGGGAATAGTAAGTATTTACGCGGGCCAATCTTCTAGCGGTGGCGCTGGTTTGGTTTCATCCATTACGGGCGCTCAAGTCCAGTATGCTGGTGGCGGTGGAGCGGGCTTTTACAGAGGTTTTGGCTTATTTCCCGGTCTTGGAGGGGGTGGTGGTGCTGGAGATGGTGCTTTTGTAATTAACACAAATGGCAACCCCGGCTTAGCCAACACAGGTGGTGGAGCGGGCGGAGGAAGTACAGATTACATTGCAAATGGTGCGTTTGCAACAGCAGGTTCGCCCGGCGGATCGGGAATTGTGGTGATTAGATACCCGTCATATTATGCGGCCCCAGCTTCAGTTACTGGTTCTCCATCAATCAGCGTTCAAAACGGATTTCGTATTTACAAATGGACTGGCAACGGTTCAATAACTTTTTAGGTGTCTCATGGCAAAAGGCATTTCTACACTAAAGCAACAACAAAGTTTAAACGCTGACGGAACATGGGTGTTGCCG